TACACAGCACACTGGTTCGTGGCAACCAAGACGTGAAGGTCTGGGGTGACGTGTTTAACTTCTATTCTTCGGAGGTGAAATTTGTTTCGAAGAAAGACATACGGATGATTAGTGCCAGAGACTTCATTGTGAACTCTGCCAGACACAATCGATTCACAGCACAACAGAAATTCACTACCTCATCTGGTGCGAACACTGTTATCTCTGGTGATGACGTTGTCGTCACAGGAGCAACGGGAAAGATTGGTGGTGCGAATTTCATATACACTGGCAAACTATACACTGGTCCAGACGATGACAACGGTAGAAAAACTGTATTCCAAGGCAACCTCATAGGCAAAGCGTCCGAGGCACACACATCTAATTTTGCTCAGTACGCACAATCTGCTCACCGTTCACTTATGGCAACAGAAGCACTGCATGCAATTTATGCCACATCTGCTGCAATAGCAGGGTCAGCGGAAAATGCGGTATTAGCAACTCCTGATAGCACTGGTGAAGCAGGCGCAGCAGCAACAGCAGCAATCGCTGCTGCTGCAAAACCTTATGATGGATATACGGGAATGGATGGCATCCAAGATTTTATCGGGGAGTCAGAATATGAAAATTATGAAACGCCTATATATTCAATGTTCTGGGACGAAGATATTCGATACGCGATCTACAACCATGAAGACTTGGACACCTCCCACGATCTTGCTAAAGCACGCTCTGGGGTAGATACTCCATATGAATTCAGCACTACAAGAAACTGGTGGGAATTGTGGAATAATATTTCACCGTATGCTGTGCGGAGGGTTATTGTCGATAAGGACAATACCATTGAAAACAAGATATCTAAACTCGATCAGTATACACATTACTTCAAGTACACTCCAAGTACAGCAGAGATACGCTCGAAACTGAGGACTCTTGAGGGTGCTCAGGAAAGTAAGTCGGCACCAGATGGCCAACTTAATGGGGAACAATGCATTGTTTCCCTTGTGACTGAAAATAGATTGAACCCGAAATACTTCTTAGGTTCACCTACAGGAACTTATGGCGTGTTGAGGCGCAGTGGTGCATCTCCCACTCCTGCATTCGGTAAGACCCTCCTTGGTAATCCAATAGACAGGATTTCAAAGACATTCTTACCAAAGAATAGAAAGTCGGTTACCCGAACAATAGTTGCAGATCCAATATACAACCCAGATACGCAAACTGCTCCCATAAGCAGTTCGACCAAGTTGTCTAGGTCAACGACTATATCTAAATTCTTTGGCGCACCTGGATCCAAGTGCTCTATTGACTCAGTACCTATGCTTACTGACAGACAAAACCTTGCACGACAATGGTACTTGCACGCAGAGTTGATGGAAGCAGTCGCTGCTGTAAAGGAATTCTCATCGTATCGATTACAAGTTACCGAAGGGTATTACAAACCTGCCACTGGTATTCGCGAACAGTACGACCCATCAGTTTCGACGAGATCTCGATACTGGACAGAACCATTTAAGTATGAGTTGGGTGGTTTGCAAATACAAAAATCTCGAAACACGATACCACAAACCATAAGTGAATTGAAGCACAGTGGTCGTGCGGTTGTGTATACATTATATGATGCTCATGGTAAGATCGATTTTGCAGCAACATATGACCTCGCATTATACATCCGCGACCACCTGTTCTATGAGCAGTTGTCATTGGATTATGATACAACTCGTCCAGATGGAACGATGTCACAGCAGTTGATGGTCATCATGCCAGAAGTGACTCCTTCTTTTGAGGCAACTTATCGTATGTATGCGTGTACTTATTTCAACCGCAAAGTCTACTCGAGCAACGAACTTGTCCACATAGGTGAAACATAGGTTCAATAGACGGTTGAAAGGTGTATAAATAGATCCAGTAGATCAACTGGAGCGCACCATGGCACTACAAAGAATATCACCTGGACTGACGAAGTCGACGAAGGTTACAACGAAGAAGAAGTTCTATTCTGATATCGACCTTTCGTTCACCCCCAAGACGGGTAGTCCAGATGAGAATGGTGTATACACTGGGGACATATATAAAAAGTTAGATATCCGCGCTGTTGAACAAGCAGTGCAAAATATCCTAATGACAAACACCCTTGAAAAACCATTCGAACCAACGTTTGGTGCAAACATATCTGCAATGCTCTTTGATATGCACCTTAACTTCTCAGAATCTGTACTGACAACCAGAATAGAAACAGAAATCAAACGCTGGGAACCAAGGGCGCATGTAGAAAAGGTACAATACTACGTTGGTGATCAACTTATAGAGCAGGGTATCTCAAACTTTGGCGAACGTGTACTCAATACTGTCCGCATCATAGTTGAACTGACAATAAATAATAATGGATTCACAACGACCATTAATCTAAATAGGTTTCGATAATGACCACAACAATCAAATCAACTGAACTAGACTTTCAGACGATCAAAGAAAACCTCAAGACGTACCTGAAGACGACTGGAGAATTCAACGACTACGACTTTGAGGGTTCTGGCATAAGCAGCGTACTTGACGTTCTTGCATACAACACACACTACAATGCATTGCAAACAAACTTTGCCCTGAACGAATCTTTCCTTGTCACCGCACAGTTAAGACCATCTGTCATATCCCTTTCCGAGTCATTGGGTTACATTCCTGACTCCAAGAAGTCAGCAGAAATGAGTATAGCATTTTCCGTGAATGCTGTTGGTATTCCAGCACTCGACGAAAACTACACGATACAACCTGGACAACTAATTTGTCGTGGGTCGAGAGACGATATCGATTACACGTTCTCTAATAGACTCGCCCTTAAAGCAACAAGAAGTAATGGCATCTATACATTCTTTCCTGTAGCAGCACCAGACAACCCAATCGTAATCCACGAAGGCGACAACCGCACTCTACAATTCATAGTCGGTAATTCGAGTGATGCGGTCTATGTCCTTCCTGATCAAGAAATTGATATAGCAACAGCAATCATAAAGGTGTTTGAAGACCAAAGTTCTGCCATCACAGATGGTGGTGAGTTCTCCTTATACACAAATCTGCTTGACGCATCAACAGTCAGTTCTGCCTCTCGGTTATATGTTCTTCGCGAATCCCCTAATGCATACTATGAAGTTTCCTTTGGTAATGGCACCTCACTTGGTGTTGCACCGACTGGAGGACAGGTTGTCGAAGTAGATTATCTTCGAACCTCTGGGGACTTGGCGAATGGTATCTCTTCGGTAGAAGTTATATCCGACGTGATCCTTGGTTCGGTTGCAATTTCATCGAATAATGTATCCGTGAGTGTTATACAAAGAGCAGCAGGTGGTGGCGAGAAAGAAGACATTGAGTCGATTCGTAAGAACGCGCCATATCAGTTTGCTGCACAGAATAGAATGGTAACTTCTGACGACTACTCTACGCTGATACTAAAAAAATATTCTACATTTATCACTGACATCCAGTCATGGGGTGGCGAAGATAACCCAGAACCTGATTATGGTACGGTCTTCACTTCCATTGTATGGAAAGAGAATCTCAATGCCACAGCAATCTCTAACACCCGACAGGGCATCATCTCCCTTGCTGATCAGTTTCAGATTGCTTCTTTCTCTTTGACGTTCACTGACCCTATCGTAACATATATTTCTACTGAGGTATTCTTTCAGTTCAACCCTGCATTGTCTGGCGCGTCTCCGTCTTCCATTCGTGCAGGCGTCGACCAGTCCATTGCCGATTACTTCATAGAGAATACAGGAAAGTTTGGCCAAGTATTTCGCCAGTCTAACTTACTGACTGAAATCGATGCCACGGATCCTTCTGTGTTATCATCTCGCGTGAATATTATCGTTAACAGACGTGTTGTGCCACAGTTGGCGACAACAAGAAACTACACAGTTTCGTTTCCAACACCTATAAGAGATGCACAACAATCTACTTCTGCTTCCGTATACACTTCGCAGTTTTCTTATGAGAATCAGACTGTTACAATACGGAACAAACTCGATCAAAGGACTCAGGTCTCTGGTGCAGGTGTGACCCCTGTTATCTTTGAAATACAAGCAACAAGCACACTTGAGATGATTGATACAGAAGGTGTGGTTATTCTCGACAACGTGGGGTCATATGACAAGTTAACAGGCAATGTGACCATCACAGCACTGACTGTGCAATCAGTGCCCAACTCGGTGAACTATATAAAGGTATTCGCAGTTCCTGCCAACCAGTCTGTTATTAACTCTGTGCGGAATAATATCGTGAAGTATGATGCAGATCAATCATTCACTCAAGCAGTAATTGTTGACACTAGGTAGAATATATGTCCCTTGATAAAACGCTAACAGATATCTATCGTCGCGATATTAAATTCGATCGCTACGAAGTCGAGACTGTTCTCCCTGAACACTACTTGGAACGATATCCAAAACTCGTTGCTTTCCTCAAGGCATATTATAAGAGTCTAGAAGATTCATCAAACCCTGTCTCCGATATCAAAGACCTGATGGTCGCTCGGGACATAGTACAAACAAGAGAAGAATTTCTCTCATACATATCCAACGAACTATTGTTAGGCAAACCATACTTCGAGTCTTTCAACGACAAACGATCTGCTCTTCAGTACTCCAGTCTGTTGTATCGGTCGAAGGGTACTGAGTTTTCGATCAAACAATTCTTCCGTATCTTCTTTGGTGTGGACATCGAAGTAGGTTATGGTCGTGATGAAATGTTTATCGTGGGAGAACCCACAGCAGAAACTGTAGAGTATACTGGTTCTGGTTCTATTTCCGATTCAGACTTCGATTTGACTTTCCCGAATGGTACTGTTGAAGTCACCACCCCATACGTTGACCCCACAGACTCGCTGACGAAGTATGCTCAGTTGATAGAAGGAGTGCACTTCAGTATTGACTACGCGAACAACAAGGTTGTCCTCCTCGTGCACGAAGACCCTGCCCTCGGTGTTGTTAATACACAAACGGGTGTTCTTCCAGATGGAGTAACAATACGCATACAGACAAACCTATCTACATTTACATCCATTGGTGCTGATGTAACGGACAAGCGCATAACTGATAACAAATTCTACCAACTGTATGGTTTGTTAGTTTCAACACCATTGTCCGTCAATTTATGGCAAGAAGCATATAAGACATTCGTCCACCCAGCAGGTATGTACCTCGCTGGCCAAGTAGCATTGTCGTCTACCTACTTGATGATTCGTGACATTCCGCTCGCGCAGCGTGCAATATGGCAGATCAGTAGTGGATTGGGAGCAATGCCAGATGCCATTATACAACCACCGCCACCTATACTGTTAGAATCAACAGCAAGAGTAATGCTTGCTCAGAACAATCTGGGTTTACATTCAACTTCCTATGCAGAGATTGGTCCAGGTCCAAATGGATATAAGGTACTGTCTCGTATTAACGATCAATTCAAACCACAAACAGTGGCGAACTGGCATACCCAGTACGAGAATATGGCAGACGCAGATGACATCAACGCTCGTACAATGGATGAGACATACATTGATATGTCTAACATCATCAACCTGATGGACGAAGATGTTTGGCACTACGACTATGTACACCCAATTGAAAATGTTCCGATATACGGGTACAATGACCCATTTACAGGGGGAGACGGAAGTGAGGGAGGTCAACCTCCCGAATCCCACACTGGCAGCGGCACCGTAGTGTCAACAGATCCCACCATTGATATCACTGCTACCCTGACTGTTTCTGGGTTGCTGAGCAGGTCTGAATTCATTGACCCCGACACCGCTATTGCATCACCCATGTGGAGGATGACCAACAACGCAGTCGTGAGAGACTACCACAACTATCACAATACTCAGTCTTGGAGTCACGATGGCCAGTACCTGCTTGCTGATAGATGGACCGATGGTTCGAGTGGTGGAGGAAGACAAGTACGATTACTAGACTTGGCCAATGACTCCGACCAACTTGTTGCTTTTGGTGCCGATCCTCGCTGGGGCAAGACCGACAACACATTATTCTTCATCGAATACACCTCCACAGGTGGCCAGAAGTATGACACATCATCCAACTCAGGTGTTGCAGTTAAACGATACACTGTCGCGACCGACACTATAGAAACTATCGGTTATGGTATAGAGAATTTGGGTGAAACTAGCGCAAACGATTCACACATCTATGGTGTTCAGCGTTACCGCGATTGGGACGATATCAATGTCCACAACCCGATACTGTCGGGAGAATATAAATCAGTCCGACTTGAAAATGACGGAACTGTTAATATCCCGACTCAGTTGGGCGATGGATCTGGCAAGCGACCACTGCCCAACCCCGACGTCAACCGCCCTGTTGTTATGATGAGAAATAAAACAGCAGGAGAGAACGAGACTACTGCACCATTCGGGCAAAGTCGTAGTTGGTCTGACCTTGATGGCGGTAACATCCGCAAGGCGACAACTTTCTTGGGCGATGGCCACCAGTGCTGGTCTGGCGATGGTATGTGGCATCTGATCGGCAACCAGCAATTGGTTGGTCGTAAGTGGGACGAACCGTGGCCAAGTAACATGGAACGACTTGCAAACTCTCGTGTGTCAGATCCAGGCGCATGCGGCAAGAGCGGTCGGTGGATTTTTAGTGACGGTAAAATTCTTGACCTCAGAACAGGTGCCACAAAATCCGTTCCCGCTTCTCGTACACGCCTCATATATCCTATACTCGATGCTAATGGAAACACTCAAGGCGACCAGTCGGAACCATGGGACTACGACGGAAAGGGTAGTCCAGATGGAACCAAGGTTGCTTTCGTAAGCAACTTTGATATTGAAAATGGCCACTCTACTAGACTCACAACTAATGTGGGAAGCAGCACAAGCACTTCGCCATTAAATGTTAGCAGTACTGCTGGGTTCCCGACAAGTGGTTATATAGCATCACCCAGTGGCGAAGTCATAGGATATACGGGCATAACATCAACTACCTTCACTGGAATTACACGAGGAGCATTGGGCACCATGCCACGTGGCATTGATAAAGATAAGATCATCACCGACCTAGAGTCTCGTCTCATACCACCTGCCTTGAGGGGAACTGGTACACAACCCAATTGGATGAGTGCTACTAAATTCCCAGATGGCACAGGTGCTGAACCTGATTCTGGCGACCTTATACACCAAAGACAAACTGACCTGTTTGTCTCGGTTGTTAGATTACCAGACTCCCCATATCTGCGGATAGAAGGTGGTTCGATTGAACTTATTCCTGGAGAAAACCACTACGAAACAAAAGGATACGAGATCTTCAAAGACAATGTTCCAATCGGTAGTGCCCTTTCGATAAGCGGAACTACTGTTTCTGTAGGAGACGCTGGTACATACACCGCACGTGCGGTAGAGCACAGTGGATTGAAAGGAAGAATCAGCAACCAATTGATTGTCACAACGACAAGTAATTCTATTGATGTACTGTCAGCAAAACCTGCCAATTTTGATTGGACTTACAAGTTGTGGAGTTCCCCAGACGGAAATACCGAGGCAATAGTAACAGATACAGCAACAGCATCAGGTTCATCTTCGACGGTTCACTTAGGCGAAGTAGCAAACATCTACGGTTTATTCGCAATCATGCACCAAGATGTTTATGCGAATGGTTTAATTACCGAGCGTCATTTTTACCAGTCGAATGCTAACCCCCCACCGACCATGACCGCACCGATCACGCGCAAGATATATTATAACACCAGCGGTTTCCGTATCAAGCAAGAATACTACAGGGACAACCTCATGGTGAGTGAAGAAATATTCAATGGTGACACTGCGGGAATTAAGACAGAAGAGACATTATGGGACATAGACGCAAATACTGGTCTTCGTGATCTCAATCGAAAGTGGTACTATGATGACGGCACAGGTGGATCAGAATCTTGGCGCACAGGCACATATGCTGCTGGTCATCCTGTTCGACTCGAAGCGGATGGTGATGTTTATCTGTTCGACGGCACTGATTGGGTTGAACAATAATTTTATACGCTCCCGAGAAGAGTATAAATAGATCTATATTAAACAATTGTAAACAACAAGGCAAGTTGTAAAGGGACAAAGTATGGCAGCAACAATTACAGATGTACTCAAACGCGAAATGCTGGTAAGCATATTCGACCGCACACAGAACGTTGGCGTCGCTCTTGGGGATTCTGACAGACACTACATTGCTATTGGACGTTCTGAGGAATGGAATGAAGAATCCCTCCCACCTATTCCATACTCTGGAACTGAGGAGAGTTTGGTGTTCCGCTCATCTATCCAATCAATGAAACAGGTGCCTGACGTCTCATACGTTGTTCCTCGTTTCTCTTGGATTGCTGGCAACTTCTATGAAGGATGGTCATCAGAGTATGGTTCAAATACCGAAGTTAAAAGTAGCACAACTGCCAGTGGCGCATTTGCCCCAAACCCATATTATGTATTAACAGATGATAACAACGTGTATGTTTGCATTAAACAAGGCAGGACTGTTGGTGGAACTCCTCGCGCATCTTTATTCAAACCAATCAATAATAGCACAGAAGTATTCAGTGCTGGACAAGACGGATACTACTGGAAGTTCCTATACAACATCGGTGCCGCTGAAGCACGAAAGTTCCTGACATCAACCTACATGCCAGTCGAGCGAGTTGTCGATGAAGCAGCAGGTGGTCCAGCGGATGATGATCTTTCTGTGTCTAGACTACAACAACGTAGTATACAGGCAGGAGCAATCCCTGGACAACTCATTGGCATTCATATTGAAAACCCTGGAACTGGTTATACCAGTGCTCCGACCATCACTATAACTGGTCGCGCACGACAGGGATTTGGCCAAGTCCCCACTCCTGCAACTGCTTCTGCGAAGATTTTTAATGGCGGGATAACCGACATCTTCATGAAGAATAACTCTGACGATGCCGATTTCGTATTCGGTCGAGACTATGCTGATGCTTCAATCAAGGTCTCTGGTGGTTCTGGATCTGGTGCAATACTTCGCGCTCTTATTTCTGGTGACTCGGGCATGGGCGGCAACTGTACACTTGATCTTCATTCTTCTGCCATGATGTTTAATTCGCAGTTGAATGGAACAGAGAACGACGACTTCCAAACAACTAATGACTTCCGACAAATCGGAATCGTCCGCAACCCAGTGAAAGACTCTGCTCAGTTTGCTTCATTTGTTGAAGTCCCTGAGTGTACGGCACCAACTCTGTCTGCTTTCAAGAGGTTGTATGTAAACACAGCAAGTCTAGTACCTGAAAACATCACAGGCGATCAAACGATCACACAAGCAGGTTCTGTAGCAATCATAGACTTCTACGATGCTGCTCGCGGAATAATGTTCGTACACCAATCAAGAGAAACTGGTTACACTGCCTTTGATAGTTATTCAGTATGTCAGATCAGCGGTGGTGGCGGTACAGCAACACCAATCGGTATCAACCTTCAACCAGTTCTTCGTCCATCAGAGGTTGATGTATACAGCGGAGAAGTTATATACATAGATAACAGAATAGCAGTTTCTCGTGACGCTGATCAAATAGAAGATATCA